GAGCGGAGTAGGAGATTTGCACTCCTGAGAGCACAGTGGAAGTGTGCCATGTTGCTGCTACATCAACCCCGCATTGGTTGCGAGCGAAGGAGTTACACCTTCTGATCGGGGCGCGCATGATGCTCCCGAGGACAGCTCGTCCTACTCGCATAGTTATGGCCCTCTTACGCGGAGCCATGTTACGTCGTGTTCTCCATGTAGCTGCATGGCACGATCCCTTGTTTGCTAAACAGGGATAAGGATCTGGTGGAGAGAATCGAACTCTCTTTCCCAGGTTCAAAGTCTGAGTAGTGCAACCTGCACTCACCAGAACAAGACCACAGAGCGTAGCGGTTTGGACCCGCCAGAAATGACTGACCCCTCGGTTGGCTCTACGGGCTTGGCTCAGCGGGAAGGAATCGAACCTTCTTCGCCGGATTCAGAGACCGACTCACCGCCTCGGTTCCGCTGAATGAACTCAGGATCCAAAAGAATGTTCAGATGAACGTCAAAGATCACACCGTTTGCAATGTAGGCAAGAGTTCTTGGGGAACCTCCCTGTCGAACGTACTCACGAAAGATCGGTTCAATGGCCAATGTGATCTGGCGATCAAACCCAAATGCAATGTCTGTGTAGCGATCGTCTTTGTCAAAGAGTTCCATCGAATACCCCTTATGTGAATTGGCAGCAGTGGCAGGACTTGCACCCACATCTCCTCCGTACGACGGAGAGCTCTCCACGATTCTCTCCCCGCTAGCAAGGTTGAGTTTCTAGTTAAGCTACACTGCTATGAGTCAGAGTGAGAGGACTCGAACCTCCATGAACTTGTTCCCAAAACAAGTGGCCAGCCTTTGACCCACACTCTGATTGTGAGAGTTTGATGCGTTGCCGCACAAACTAAGGGGTCTCACGCTCCCGCACTCGCAGTTTGCAACCTGCAAGCGACTGTCGATCCGCAACAAGAGCTTTCCCTTTGGAATCGTACGATTCCAGTGTGGTGTCGTAGCTGGATTTGCACCAGCGCTCTACGATGCGGATCTACTTCTCCAGTTCACGAGGTGCCAATGGTAGCCAAAGGTCTTACCCTCTTGCGCCTGCCGCTGTTCTGCTTCGGCGCTGATTCTCCAAGTGAAACAGCAAAAACCTTGGATACACAGAGGAGATATTGTGACAGCCGACTTGCTTAGCCCACAGAACCTCAGAACGGTTCCGGCAAGGTTTGAACTTGCATCTACTGTCTGGTGGAGTGCCTGAGACTCGAACTCGGAGGCTAGCGATCTCGCCTTGAACGCCCTGCCAACTTCCGACGTTCGTACGTTCGGATACGATGGCAATTCGAGCAAACCACGTCGCACTTTGACATCTCTTCCTCAAGTCTTGCCATTGAAACGCCGCCGTATGTGTTGGCTCCAATGGTGAAGGATTTTACTTCATCGGGCCTGTGGTCAAAATCCATCACGTAGGGCGGGTACGTAACTTTGCAGTCTTTGCACGGAACTGATTTTGCGATATCTGCGGCTTTCAGATGCCGAAGAGCACGCTCTTTATTGCAACGAGCTACGTTCTTACGATGGGTTGCGCCTTTTACGCCCCTGTACAATTCCCTATTGTACTTTTGTTTGCACGACTTGCACACGCTGTGGAGTTTGCCTAGTCCCCTTGAGGCAAAATCTGTAAGCGGTTTGTCAGATTTGCATTTCTTGCACAGCATGGGATGACTCTAACCTGATACTCTTGTTAGAGTCAATGGGATGTTGCGCCTAAGCTAAGAGACCGGCGCATTACCATATATGCTAGCTCTCAGCTTCCGTCCCAAAGTGTGTTTGGCGGGACTCGAACCCGCAATTCCCCAGAGGTTAACTCCTCCAAGGAACGTCAGCTTTAGCCAACAGGTCTTGCCATGACACTCTACAAACACAACCATCTCACTCTCGTAGAGACCCGCTACGAACTCAAACCGCGAATCTGAGTTTCACGGACGGCCTCTGCATGGTCTAGAATACAGAGACGAATAGGAGTGCCGAGAAAGAGCGAGTTGGGGTCTGTATCGGTTAAAAAGCGAAGTATCCCAACTCTGTACTGCGGCACTGATTTGAGGGGATCTCCCGAAGGAGCTTACCAGCATTTTGAGACCGGAGAGTTACGCGAGTTACACCCGGAAATGCTACCCCAGCGGAGAAGGAGCGAGTCGAACGCTCAAGGCTTTTTACACTCGACGGTTTTCAAGACCGCTGCCGTCACCAATCGGCTTGCCTCTCCAGGGCCTCCGTTTTCGTAGGAGGAGTCTGAACTAAGGTTCAGGTACGGAGATCCAAAGATCTCATGGTGGAGCCAGAGGGTAACGCTCCCTCAAATCTCGCGTGCAAGGCGAGAGCCTAGCCTTCTAGCTGACCCCATTGGCCTCCGATAGATGTCGGCGTCGGGGGTAGCGCGTATTCAGTTACTTTCCACTGACAAGTCTTTGTGCTCGTAATTGGATTTGCACCAATACTGTACGGTTTCTAAGACCGTCGCCTCCTTCTGTTGGGCTATACGAGCAGAATGCCTCAGTTGTGACACGCTCTGAGGCGCAGCGTTCCAGGGGCAGAGTGTGGCGAAGGTCCCACACAACCAACACTCTGCGAGTCACCGGCCTATTGATTGCCTTCTGAATTCGGCCTGTTCAGAAGGCTTCGTCAAAAGGGATGTCGTCGTCAGAGCCAGGACCGGCGAATTCACCTTCGCTATCGATGATGTCCTGTGCTCGTTGGAAGCGTCTCGGAATGGCTGATCCCTGTTCAGGTTTCCCACTGCCGAGTTGTTTCCCTTGTGCGGGAGCGCCTGACATGAACTTGCCAAGCTTATCCAGAATCTCATTGCGAGATTCCAGTCGAGCCAGAGGCTTGAGATCCTCGAGCTTGTCGAAGAAGGCTTCGAGCCTCGCCTCATCAGGGGTCTTCCCGTCGGGCAGAGCGATCAGAGGCGTCTTGATGATCTTCTCGTTGAGACCATCCTCCTCCTCCACCATCACCTTCTCGATCGACACAGGATACTTCGTATCCAGAGGCTTGTCACCGAGCACCTTGGTGATGGCGACGGGAGTGCCCTTGATGGGGTCTTGAACGAACGGATACTGCTTGATCAGACCAAGCAGACCGCCCGTTACACCCCGCTCAGAGCCCTTGTAGATCCCCTGACCGAACTTGAAGATCTTCGTACCCTGCATCTCCTTCGGGACTGGTTGCCCGCCCCAGAGAAGGAACTCAACGTGCATGAAGAACTGAGGCTTGGCTCTTCCTGCCTCACCCATCTCTCGGTCCAGCGCAGAAGGTGAATCCTTGAGCTCCTGGCTCTTGGCACAACCCTCACAATGCTGCCCCGTCGAGGCAACGCAGTTGAACAGAGCCCAACCCTTCGTGGCCTTGTTGTAGAAGTTGTGCTCCTCAACACGGACCCAAGGGACAGAACCCTCTTCCTTACGAGGGATGATGCGGAAGACAGTCTTCCCTTCGGGAAGATCTGACTGCTTGACCATCTTACCCTTGAATGAGTTGCCCTTACCCCTCTTACTGTTCTCGATCTCTTCTTCAATCTGAGTTGTAGACAACTTACCCAAACTCTTAATATTAAATCCCATCAGTATTCCTTATCTACCCTTCGTAGGGGTTATGAACAACCCAACTGTTCGTTTGTACAGGAAAGTGTATGTAGGTGTCACTTTTTCTGTACAGCCGGAACGGAATCCGACAAGCGGGCGAGCTCCTGCGAGCGCGTAAAGCCAAGCTGCTTGAGCATGTCACCCTTCTTCTCCAGCGCGTTGACCACCGCGCTGATACGCAGCGCATCGCCCTGCGCCTTGTTGAAGATCTCCTTTGCCTTCATGTAATCCGGCTCTTGTGTGACCTTCTCCTCGATCTGACCCTCCGTCACCTTGATCTTGTGGTAGTCGGCCTTGCCACGATGCTCTGTGGCCAGCTTCGCGTAGGTCTGTTCCATCTGAGCCTTTGTGACGAGCACCTTCCCGCGAGACTCCGCTTCTTGCGTTGCCCAGAAGGCGAAGACACCCGGAAACCGGCGAAACTCTTCGTCGAGAGCCTCGTGACGAATCTCCGTGATCTTCTGAACATTCGAGAAATCCAAATAGTCCTTATCTCCTGCCATGACGTTTCTTCCTCTCTTCGATTCTTTCCTGTTTGTGGGTTTCGCAGAGCACCATGAGCCAACCATCGGAATAGCGCTCGCCAGGATTCCCACACACCTGACACGTCTTGTAGGAGGCTCTCGCAGCCTCGTTGATGTGTGCATTTACTTCCGCGAGATCGTCATCTACGCAGATGGGGTCTACGTAGACAACGAGACCTCCAAACTTCTCCTTCGTCTGTGCGATCTTGCACTTCCCTTGGATCTTCTTGAAAAGCTCTTCGAGAATTCCAAGCCAGCCTTCGGGACAATCTGCCCCGCAGTAAGGATCCTCAAAGTTGTACTTCTTGAGGAGCACATCTACTGGACGATCTACAATCGGGTACTTCATCGCAGTTTGTTGGCACACGTCACAAGCAGCGCCGACACCTCATAGAGTTCCTCGCTCCGACGCTTCTTTGCTTCCGTAAGAGTGGAAGCAGCGTATTCCAAAAGAACATCCGAGAACTTCTTTGCTTTCATTTCATCACACCTTTCTGATCGACCAAACAGGTTCAAGATCTGCCGCATAGCACGCGCGCTCTACAGTTGCGTAGATATAGTCCCAGATACAACCTCGGCTGGGCCAGCCATCACTACCGAGCTTGTGCCAGAGATGATACGCCACAGCGGAAGTTGTTTTGGGTCCAACCTCCTGGATGAACTCTCGCGCGGCTTTTGCGAGCTCGACCTTCTCTGATTCTGACACACCTTCGGGCCAGCCGTCAACCTGACACCGGACATTATAGGGCATAACCCTCTCCATCACCTCGCATGGGTTTGAGGCCCTCGGTGTAAGGATTGAAGACTTCCTTACACGCTGCAACGACCCTGAAACCAAGCATCTTATAGATGCGCTCTGGACCTTCTCGGTAGGTTTTTGCCGCCTCGATATCGTAGAAATACTCTTCGGAACACTCCGCATCGTTCTCTACAATGTAGAGGTCTTGCCCCTCACTTGGAAGGTCTCGAACATTGATTACAAACTCTCGTGTCATTTGATCTTCTCCAGAGTTGCCCATGTCGGACCCCACTTTCCGTCTACAACCATTGGAATGCCCGGAAGTCGAGAGGGGTCTGTCATGATCCTCACTACAGCCTCATGCGTCTTTTGCGCATCTTCCTGACGAACCATCGTCATGATGGAGTCGTAGATCGTCAAGAAGAGCTGGCCCCCGTTCGTGTTGGACTGAAGCCAACAATGCACTGGCCAGAGAGCGGAAGTGATCACATCCACCGCGGAGCCTTGATTGTCTCCATTGTAGGTTGCTCGTGCCGAGGTTGTATCGTACTTGGACTTCGGGGATTCGGCACCCCTTCGATTCCTTTTCTCGTTCTGCAACCCCTCTTCAAGCTCATGAAGCGTCGGAGGGTTCTTTGCGAGCTCCCAGAGGGGTCTACGCCTCGCAGGCTTGCCCTTCCAGTGCGTGATGGAGTATCCACGCTGCCAGGACTCTTCATAGCATCGATACATCCACTTCATCATGTCTGGGAACGACTTCTGCATGGCATCGGCAAGGCTCTGGCCCACCGATTTATCCACGTCGAGACGTACGGACAGAAGGAACGGAAGCTCGCAGGGGATCTCGTAAAAGCTGGCAAAAACAGAGGTCTGCCCCGTAACTACAGGGATACCTTTATCTCTAACAAGTACGAAAGTTGATGGCACTGCCAGACACGCAACGTCATCTGTGTATTCGTACTCCGTTTTGTAAACGTTCTGACCTCTCGATGCAGGGCGATCCATCACAGAGAGCGCCCACATCACGCCATCTTGCTTTTTTGTTGTCTTCCTTCCAACAGTTGATGCAATCGCTTGGAGCACATCTACATTCTGTTCTTGCACGGACGTATATGTATAACGCCTGCCCTCTTCATGAATATGACCATCCCAAAAGGCAGCTTCCTCGATGATTGCTTCTCTAGCAAGTTTGTTCAGTTTCAAGAGACTCCACGGAAGCTTCTTGTCTCCCGTGAGAAACATTTTGATTTGACTTGCTTGCTCATCCGCAATGTAGAACGCAGTAACAGAATGCTTTTGTTGATAACTCTCCTTGAACTCAATACCAGCTTGAGTTAGCAGTGTTCGCATTCTTTGGATCTTGCGATCTCGCGTAAAACCAAATCGGATAGCCCCATTAGGGCTAAACGATCCGTCAGCTTGTGTTGCGATGGCCAATCTAAGCAACAGTTCGGGAGCCGTATCGCCAGAATCTAGAACACCCGCCCCAGCAAAGATGTTGTTCTTGCCGAAATCAGCAGGCATCACAACGTGATGCAACGAATCTTTGTTTGGAGCCCACTCCAACATTCGATGATCTGGCGTTACGCGAAGGTCAATTCCTCGGTTGTTAAGTCGGATAAGTTTTTTTGAAGGGTGCTTCTTCGTAAAAACCTCCAAAGGAACAACCCATTCCAAAGTGGCCTTACCCTCTCGTCCTGGAATTGCCTGTGCAACCTTTTCACCAGCTTGGAGATCAACAATCCTCTTCCACCCAAATGGGGTTAGAACTTCTGTATCGGGGTGGAAGCACTTCGCGTTGTCACGATCCATTTTCGTGACGGTGTTCGGATCCTTGCCCTGAGCCTTTGCAAAGGCTTTCGCATTTACCATGTGAAAGTCTGCATTCGGATCTTTGAGAGGATCCGACAGGTTCTTATCACCCGACAAGAACGCTGCCATGCGAACTTCAATCTGCCCCTGGTCATGCTCCAGGATGACCCACCCCGGAGGAGCCTCGTAACAAGCTCGAAGCTTCTTCCCAAGCTCCGCGGATTGCTCATCGCGACCCTTGAGCTGGTTGAAGCAATTTCCAGTGATGCACACTTTCCCATTTCTACGCACCACGAGGTATGTACTTGGAACACTTACACAGTACACCTTGCCAGAATGCGGCACCTTAGACCTCGCGATGTTTGTGGTCATCGAATAGTCGCGGCGAGAAACTCCAATCATATGGATATGTTTCGTTGCATCGTAACTGTACGGATAGGTTCCGATCACAGCACGATCCCCTGTTAGCGTATACGCAATCTGAGCCCAATCAACGTTCTCTTTGAAGATGCTTGCATAGTTAGTCTTGGCTTTGTGAGAGCCATCCCAGAATGTAAGCTCATCCGCGAATGCTTTTAGACTCTGCGAGTCCCATTGAAGAAGCCAGGGGCCGAACCTTTTGGGGTTCCCCAACAGAGCGTAAACAGTGCGTGTAGTTTCAGATGTCTTTACGTAGACATGATGCTGGTTTGCGCTGAATATATTTGAATAAGGCACACCCAATCGGTCAAGTGCTGTAACAAGACGCTCTACTTTTCGATATTTTGAAAACGTAAATGCAATACCCGAACCGTTGGACATGCCACCATCTGCCTGTGCCGCACAGATGAGGATGATCAGATTCGGGTCTATGTGATCTGTCCCAGCGGTGTACACCCCTGCGTGAATCTGTTGCTTGTCTTCCGGGTATTCACACGCCGGATACACATACGTGTGATTGTTTTTTCTGTTCCTAAGCAAACATCTGTGATCGGGCGTTACGAGAAGGTCTGTATGCTCGTTTTGCAACGACACCAAATCACCCTGGTAATCCAGTTCGATATGCGCGGTAGGCTGCACAAAAGAAATCAACCCTTTGCCCCCGAGGAGCGAAGGCTCTTCCCACTGTGCTACTTTGCTATCGGGGCTCAGATCCTCGAAACGCACCCACCCGGACGGCGTGAGCACCTCCGTATCCCCAGAAAAGCAATTTGGTTCCGAGCTCGAAGCTCGACCTGTACCTGTCCCATCGAGCAGAAATGTAGGATGGACCCTACCATCCGAGCGTATGTAAGGAATGAGCCCCGCTGCAAAGTTGGATTGTGTATGGTGTAGAAGGCGATAACGAGCGACCTTCTGAATGAAGGGATTGTCCTCGAAGTCTTCGAGGCTCTCCTTGTCTACCTTCATCTTCCGCTCACCCGACTTGCCCCCATCCGTCTTTCGCTTCGTTTTGAGATTACGCTTTTCCATCTCAGCGCGAAGCTGCGGATCAGACTTCGGATTCCAGTCGTCGTCGCCAACCTCGACTTGGAGCTCTCGTTTGAGCTTCCCCATTTCAACATCAAGCCACTGCGAGAACATCGTCAGCTTGGCTTTGTTGAGCGGAATCCCATTGAGGGTCATCTCACAGTAGGCCCACATGGCGGGTTGTGTAATCTCCCGCCACACCATTCCAAGATCCACATCCTTGAGCTCGGCCATACGACGTTCACACCATTGCTCAAGGTGCCACGTCGAGTGAGCATCCCTTGCGCAGTATCGATGCATGATCTTCTTGTCCATGAATCGATAGGCAAACTTCTCCGTATCGAAGCTCTTGAGGTATTCAAACCACACCTCTGGAACTTGAGCCTCTTGCACGTACTTGAGCTCTGGACGCTTCCGAACCTTGCCCTTGGGCGTGAGCTCCCTTGAAAGTGCCAGCTTGTTCAGCTCGTTGCAGATTTCCTTGAGGAGCGCATGGGCTTCGAGCTTGTGCCCTCCCATTCCCACAAGATCCGCAGCGATGGCCAGCTTGCCACTGGCATCGGCCTCGTAGAGCTTGCGCTTGAGTCGGGCGTCGGACCAGAGGCGCATCCGAACTGGCTTCCCGTGGTTGTACTTTCTGAGGAAGGACTCATTGTAAATCGCACAGAAGTCGTAGAGCCCGTTCCACGAAGTAAAGTAGCCAGCTTCCAGAAGTGCAATCAGGATTGGTGCAATCTCAGGGTTCTCAATTGCAGATCTTGGAAAGACGTATGAGGAAGATCCGTTGGAGAACGCCATGCACTCAATGCGAAAGTCAGGTTCAAACTGCATCCCGCTCGTTTCGCAGTCCATCGAGGTAGGATTCTGCTCCGATGTACCAGCAATCAGATCGGTGAATGCAACTTCCGCATCTTCTACTGTTTCAATCTCGTGATAATGAAACTCGAAATGCCGCTGGAGTTCGCTGTGTCCGTTGGGCTGTGCTTCTGTCAGAGCCCAGCGCAGATCTTCCTCGAATGCACGCGCGATGAGGCGATTGCGCACCGCAGCAGCAGGATTCGGCATCAAGAAGACGGGAGTGTTACCGAGCCATGCGTAACCCTTCCGTACGGAAAGGGGTTGGTAGGTATGTCCCAACACACTCAAACCTGCGTACGGTCCCATGAGAAGGATCAGCTTGGGCTGCGCCTCGTCGATGATCTTTCGCACATAGGGGCGGCAGGCCCCCACAGACTCCTCAAAGGCTTCCCAGCCCTCGGGAGGCTTGCACCCGAGGGCGTTGGTATAGACAACCTTATCCCCCGGCGCAACCCGCTCTAGAAGCTCTCTGAGCCACCTTCCTGCGGGTCCTGCCATGGGGCGACCGAGCTTCCGCTCGTACTCGCCGGGATAGTCGGAAATGACAAGAATGCCCCCAGGCTCCCCCTCCGCACTCAAGCACCGTTGTCCGCTGGGGGTGTACTGGTGCAAGGCGCATCTGGAACAGCTCTGGTCTTGGTCAAGTCCATCGATCTCCTGGATCGGCTGATTCACATTTTCGTAGAGGGGGAGTCTCTTCATTTCGGCATCAGTTCCTTACCATTCCAAACAAACTTCACCGCTTTATCCTTTGCGAATGGGCTCGGAGCAAGCCCAAATGCCACATAGGTTCTCGGTGCGAAGGTTGAAAGCTCTTCGAGTTTTTCCTGTGTCAGAGACGCCCAGAACTCGGCAACGTCGAGGTCACTATCAACCTCGAAATAAATCCGAGCGTAGGTGTCGATCTGGAACTCCATCTTCTTCATTTGCACACGATGGTCTTTCCGTTCCACTTGTAATGAGCTTCTCTTTTGTGAGACTCTGGTACAGGCACAATCGAAGTGATCTCATACTCCGCACCGTTCATTGCAGCGAGTGTTTCAATGTCACTCTGGTGCTCATCCGAGTCACGGTTCCAGTACTCGTGAGCATCCCAATCATCGGGAACTTCTGCAACAAACTCTGTCTGAGACACCAATGTGATGCTTACACGCTTCATCGGTCGCCCTCTTCGACAAGCTCAGGTGCCCAAGCCAACCAATCCGAGTCGTCGGGCATTTCCTGAATCTCGTAAATGTAAAAGGATTTGGATTTGAAGAGAAGGAGACCTGGCGTCTTCTCAACCAGGTCTCCGCTCTTCTTACGAACGAGTACAGGTATTCCAGATTGGAGCGGGAGGTTGGACCGGATTGTCCAACCTCCTTGCCTCCAAGCGAACTGAATCACGGCTCGACAGGAACGCACTGAAGCTCCTGTGCGGGAGCTTCTTGATCAGGCTGTGCCGAGGCTTTAACCGCGGTGTACTCCCCACGAGAGCTCCGCGTCACAAGACCACGCTTCGCCAGCGAGGAGAGACGAGAGCTCGTCGCCATCCGATTCTTGTGGTTGTCCTCGCCAAGATGAAGCTTGGCGATCTCGGAGACGTTGCTGACGCCACCCTCGACGATCTTGAGCACCTTGGCAAGCTCTGTATCGGGAGCGGGAGGACGACTGACAGGCTTTGCAACCTCGGACTCCTCATAGGCTTCACTGAACGCATTCTCCAGCAAAAGCTGGAACACGAACTCGAAGTCCGTGTCGTTGAGGTGGGACTTGGAAATACCGCGAACTCGACGCGACAACTCTGCGATGTTCTTCATCTTCACTTCTCCAGGGGCAGTTTGCCCGCAAGGCACATCATCTTGAACTTACCGTTGTTGGTACAGATCTTGTCTTGAAGGATCGAATCTGTGGGGAAGAATCCCTTGATCACGGAACCATTGCGGCTCTTTGTGTGGATCTCGAGCGCTTCGCGCATCATCGCGTAGACACGCTCCTTGTC